GTAAATCTTGATTTCTATAACCTAAAACATACAAGTGAATAATACCAATTTTTTCTAATTCGTTAACTAATACACGTTGCAATCTTTGAACGGTCTTAGCGAAACGAATATCTTTTTGAGATAGGGTAGTTTTATCTTCTGATCCTTCTTTTCCTCTTGCAAGATAAACCTGCGGTATTTTTAAAGCAGAAAATAACTTATCACGTAAATATTCTATGTCATCTATGTCACCTTGAAATTGACCACCGGGAAGAGTTTCAATTCTTGTACCGGAAGAAGTGCCACGTACAGGCAAGAAATAGTCTTCATCAATACTCATAGGATTATAACGTAAATCAACACGACCAGTGTTTGGGTCTACAATCTGATTGCGTTTCATTTGAGTAATAATTTTTTGCATGAATTGCTCTATTTCTGTCGGAGAAATATTTCCAACGTCAATATAAAACACGCGACGATCAGGAGCGCGGACAATACGATAAGCCATCATAGCATCTTCCATTAGCTGTAATTGACGCCAAATTCTGCGGGCAGGCTCTAAAATTGAAGTTCCGTATGGAGCATACTTATCTTGTCCAAGAATACGAAAATGTGCAATTTGCCAATTTTCAAACGTTAAACCGGCACTGTTCCATTGGAATTGAATATAGTTTGGATTTGTCTCGTCTTGTCCTTCTAAACGCTCTACTTCCGGTGAAGGTAACGCTAACACGCCTTTTATACCCAATTTTTCATCTATATCTAGGTATAAAAAGAAATCACCAAACTTACACATTGTTCTACACCAAGAAAATAGATTACTTTCTAGATTTAACGTATTGTAATATAAATTATGTAATATACCTTTTATTTCTTCATTACGAGTTTCAATTGTAATGACATTTCTATAATTGTTGCTAATTGTCATTTCATCAGCATAAATGTCCATCGCAGACGCAATTTCTGGAGTGAATTCCATTTGATCAAAATCGCTATAACGTTCAGCGCGAGTTTGATTAGCCATAATATTGCTTTGAATAGCTTCAAAGGGATTATAGCTTTTCTTTTTAAATGCCTGTCCGCTGGTAGACGTAAATTTAAAGCGATCTAAATCTCTACGTTTGTAACGATTTTGTTGTTGAGTTCTAAAAGTGATTAATGGACCAGAAAATAATCTAGTTAATCCAACATATAGAGGAGATTCCCTATTTCTTGGGTTTTTCTTAGACATTTCCTCCTCTCTTTTGTTGTAACCGCTGCTTGCTCTATTTTGCGATCTAACGTCATTATTATCTGCCATTTTTTAACCCTTTATAAGCCATAAATAATCTTTATACATTTGTTGTGCAGCATTATTTTGTCTAGATTTTTCTTCGTTTTTAAAACCACGAACAGTTGTATCTAATATTGTTGAGCCTTTTATAATAGTGTTCAAGAATACCTTAGAATACTCTAAATTTCGCTCGTTGTTAATAATAGCTGTATCACGAACCCAACATCCAATAGCCAACGACATTACTAAATCGTCATTATATCCTTTTTGCGCTTCAGGACGACCATTAACCCAGACAAACGTATCTAATTCGTTCACTAAACGTTGAGAATTTATTTTAATACTTTTATTGCGTATAAATTCTTCTAATTTAGCAACAATCAAAGGTCTGGTCTTCATAGTGGTAGTAAAACCGGGAACTGTATTAGATGAATACTGTGCAGTTGTACTATCAACAAAATCTTGACTTCCTTTTGCAGAATAATAAACATTAGGATATTTCATTTCAATTAATTTGGTTAAAACAGCAAATCCTACGTTATTGTTTTCAACAATTATCATACAGTTACCGTATTCTTTTCCTGCATCAAATAATAGACGTGCAAAATTATCTAAATCTATTTTTCCTTGATATTCAGCAACTTGTTCCATGTTTTTTATATCCAACACATGAAAAACAGAATAATCTCTTCCATCTCCGCGGGCAACGTCTGCTGTTAGTAGATAAGTTGCGTTATTATCAAACTGTTTCCATATATGATAATTTCTATCTATCCAAGTTCTGTGTTTTGGTTCACTAGTAACTGCTTTTAACTTTAATATATCTTCTGGATGCATTACAGTCTCGCCAGAAGCATTGAAATTGCACTCAAACTCTTGTGCTACCTGACGTTTGCTCATATTGCGCGTCATGTTATCAAACCATTCCTGAGTATATTCAGGATGCATTTGCCAAGGTAGTTTAGTAGGCTTAAAATTGTTTAAACCACTTTCTGCATCTACATATGTTTTATGAAACCAGTTTCCTACACCGTTTGGTGTTGATAAGGCAATACAGCGACCACCAGTAGAAACAGTAGGCAACAAACCTGTCCATAAATCATCCATATCTTCTACGTGCGCTGCTTCGTCAAGCACCAAAAGAGACAAAGCTTGTGAGCGACCAGCATCTTTAGAGGTTGGAACACCTTGAATTTTAGAACCGTTGCTTAATTCAAGTTTTGTTTTGTTATTGATAGTTATTTCTGCAATTTTAAGCCATGCAGGTACTGAGTCAAGCATGTCTTTAACTTTTTCAACGATTTCAATAGCGGTATTTAACTTTGTTGCCATTACAAGAACGTTTCGCTCTTTGTAAAACAGTAACATCCAAGCAATATACCCAGAAACTATTGTAGAAATACCCATTTGACGGGATTTCAATATTACATTAAAACGGTGATCATGGAAATCATTTAACAAATCTTTTTGAAAGTTAAATGTACGAAAAGGTATTAAACCTTTACTCTGATGAACTATTTTGGCATAATTATCTAAAAAGTAGGCTGGATCTTTTCCGCACTTTAAAATTTCGCTTCTAATTTCCTCTTTAGATAATTTATATGCCATGCCATTACCTTAATTACCTATTTCAAATAACTCTTTGGCTGTCTTACACCCATCAACCAGCGCTTTGCTATATCAGCAAAATTGGTTTGTTGTGCTGGCTCTACAAGTGCCTTTTGTTTACCGATACCATCAACGCCATTTATGATGTAGTTTTGTACGGCATTAACATATGCTGTTCTACGATTGGCACTTTGAACTAGAATTTGTATTTCTCCTACTGAGGTAAGATCAAGAGACTTTTTAGTTACTTTCTTATACTCTTTCTTTATATGCTCAACTACATCTTTAACTGTACGTTGTATATCTGTCTCAAAAGCTTTATCGTGTACTTTAATCAAAGGCATTTCACTGTGATACTTTAAAATAAGTACATTCCCTTGATATTGAACGCCAAAACCATCCATAACGCGAGGATCATAAATGGAGCAACCCTGAATCAAGTCTTCAGTTTCTCTTTTTAAACCAACTGGAGTGCCACCGTGATGCTTCTCTTTGATAGCTTCCTGAATTCCTGTAATGATTTCTAAAATACTTGCCATTTATTTATCTCCGTTTGGACGCCAACCATTCATCCATCTTTCTTCTCTATCTTCAATATATTTAATGTAACAATTTTGACATGTAGAGAATTTATTTAAATATAAATCATCATTTTTACTAAAACTATATTCTTTACATACTGTACAGACTTTATTTGATTCTTTATTAATTAGTTTCTTTGGTATTAAAATACCGCCTAAATCTACTTTTTCTCTGGTTTGTTCATTAGTTAGCTGCTTTTTGCTGGTTTGTTTAGTGTCACAGATATATTGTTTTTCTTTATCTTCATTCCAAAAATGTTTTGGATTCATTGTAGCTAAATCGCCATATTTATCTTTAATTGCTCTTTCTAAAGCAGCTATGTAATTAGGATCTTTTTTATTGACTGTTGACATTGGTAATTTTTACAGCTGCATAAAATATAGTAACTGATAAAGCCATTCCTAACAACATAGAACCAAATAATTTAACATCATCCCATCTTTTACTATCTTCTAATTGTTTTATTCTGTTATCTTTTATAGCTACTATATTATCACTTAATTCTTTATTTATTTTAAGTTCTAAAGCTTGTTGCTCTTTAAGATACTTTATTTCTATATTAAGTTTTCCTATTTCACTGTCTTTTTCTATTCTTAACTTATCTAATTGAAAGTTTTTATTTGCAATTACTTTAGCTAAACCCTCAGAATCAAAAAGAAAACCGTCATAAGGCGCTTCTTCACCCTGTTTTACAACAATATATTCACCTTCTTCGTATTCATCTTCCGCAACACTTTTCACTCCAGCATCAGCAGTAGTGGGCAAGGCATAGACAATAGGAATCCGCACCGCTAGGAACGCTAGCAGTGTAATAAGTGATATAAAAGGTTTCATATTATTCATCTTTCTTGGGACGACCCTTTCTTTTCTTTTCTTTAACACCCAATTCTTTACGTAGCTCTATCTTAAATCCTTGTGGATCTCGTTTTGCTTTCTCTACAAGCTTCTTTTTTTCTTCTTTTGCTCTCGCAACAGCTTCTTTTAGCTTTTGTTTCTTATCTTCTTCTACTACTTTTAATTCTTCTTGTTTTTTTTCTTCTAATTTTTGTGTTTCTTCTTTTAATTTTTGTTTTTTTTCGCTTTTAGCTTCCTCTTCTTTCTTATACTGTTCACGTTGCTGCTCTAAGCCATCACCGACATACCTTCTTAACACTAAAAAGCTCAAAGCAGCCCCAGTAATAAAAAGTCCAATCCAAAGTTTAAATTTATTCCATAATTGTTTTAATTTAGTCATTTTATTATCCTTATTTTCCTGAACTACGCCATTTAGCGGCTATATCAGCTACTCCCTCAATACCAATGTAGCCTAAAGCTATAGCTGTCCATTCTTCTGGTGTTATTTTAGCAGCCCACAAAAGACCAGTAGAAACAAACCAGACCATCAATTTACGAGAAACAAACTTTTCTGCAACTAAATCTACTAAACCTAAACGTGAGCCATCTAATTTTTTACGTTCCAATTCCATGCGTTTATCTAAATCATTTAATTCTTCTTTTACTTCTTTTTTTAGTCCCATATTAGCCATCTTTTTTCTCCTATTGGTTAATTTTTAAAACTTTTATTATGTAAAACACGTTTTATTGTACTTCTAGAAACATTAAATAATTTAGCTATATCGTTAATATATTTTTTTTGATTAAAAAAT